AATTGAACCGAGCATATCAGGGCGAAGCAGGTATTGCGGGAAGTGTTGTTCCGTATTTTAATACGGAAACAAGTGCTGCGGCTTTGGATACAACAGCCGGTGCGGCTGCAACATTTTTGCAAACAATGGGGATTCATACGCAAGCGGCTACGTTTAATACAACGGTGCGTGAAGCGTACAATGTGATTGTAAATCATCGGCGTAAAGCACGGTCAGCGTCGTTGCCGTTGCGCAACGAAAACGATTGGACTTTAGCGGAAGCATTTTGGTCCTTGGACAATAATCATATTGTTCCAGATTTCGACCAAAAGTTGATTGATGGTGAAGTAGCGTTAAATGGTTTGACATTTAAAGCGCCAGTGTTTGCGGTTGGGTATAATAACGCAGGAACAGATCCGGGTTATGTAAAACTGCAGACAAACGAAACCCCAACATTAAGATTAAATTCGGTAACACCTGACGGAACAACGTTGAACGCTTACGAATTTGACAGAATTTGGGCAGAATTAACGGCGGGTGGCAATGCAACGATGTCTTTGGCGGATATTGACCAGGCAAAGAAAACGGCAGCATTTGCAAAATTGCGTTCAATGTATGACGGGATTGAGGATGATTATATCATTGATCTTTTGATGGAAGGTATTCGCGTTCCCGAAGAAACAATGAAACAGCCAATTTTGTTAGCGCGCGGCGCAACATTGTTTGGGTACCAACAAAGGTTTGCGACTGACGCCGCGAATTTGGATGAAAGCGTGTCGAACGGTTACGCAACTGTCGATTTAAATATTCGGACGCCAAGGATGAATACAGGTGGCGTCATATTGATTACAGCGGAGATTGTTCCGGAACAGTTGTGGGAACGTAAAAAGGATTATTTTTTATACGAAACTGATCCTTCGAATTTGCCGAATTATTTGCGCGATGTGTTGGATCCTGAACAGGTTGAAGTGGTTAAAAACGATCATTTGGATGTCAATCATGCGACGCCAAATGGGACGTTTGGTTATGCACCACTTAATCACGCTTGGAACCGAGATCTGGTAAATGTGGGCGGCAAATATTATCGACCGGCAAATGATGCATTTACGGAGGATCGTGCAAAGATTTGGACGGTTGAAACAAGTAACCCAACATTGTCATCAGATTTTTATCTGGTGTCAGGTTTGCACAAAAAAGTGTTTGCAGACACGGTTGCGGATAGTTTCGAAATCACATGTCTGTCAGACATGCAAATTAGCGGTAACACCGTATTTGGGCAACGTTTGTTGGAAGCGGATGCTACGTCGGATTATGAGGAAATCACGAACTTGGTCGATACAAACCGTATCGCCAAGTAATGTGACGGGCGGGTGGTTCTCCCCTGCCCGCCTTTTTAACAAGGAGCTGAAGAATGAAGCATTTTAAAAATGGTGCGTTGCGAGAGTGGCAACAAGTAAAAGCGGGTGACGTTATTGCGTTTGATAGTAATCGTCCACGTAATGTAAAATTCCAAGTAAACGCAAACTCTAAGATAGAGGTTTGGGCGTCTGATAACGCGGATATGAAAGACGCGGTTTTGCAAGGCGCAGCGGATGATAAGGTGGCGGTAGAGTATACAGCACAGGCTGCCAGTTGGGTGCAAATTCGCGCTGAAAAAGGCGCAGCGGTGTTTGTGAACATCCGCGATGTTGATCAGCGAATTGAAAATTCTGGTGCGGATAGTTTCGTAAACATTGAACCGCGGGTGCGTAATAATGATGAGTTTGCACGCATAATGAAATGGGTGAAAATGAACGAACAGCGCAGAGACGCTGCAATGGCTGAGGAACGGGCGGAGTTGGCAAAAATTAAAGCGGAGCTTTCTCAGCAAAATTCCGTAATCCAGCAAGAGCCAGTTCCGGAGGAACAAGCCACGGGCGGAGAATTGGACAATGCAACACGAGATGAGGCCGCCGAATAAATTCATGCGCTGGGTAAAGTTCTTAGACCGCGTTCAAGCGTGGATAAAGGGCGAACCAGTGCATAAGGATTACACCGCAGCGGCGTATGCATTAGCGGACGCCACTGCGTTAAAGCGTAATGACGTTATTAAACGGCAGACGGAAGTAATGTACGAGGGCC